CGTGGGCAAGAATGCTGCACTGGGCAATTTCGGCGGCTCCGCTACCACCGGCCTGTCGACCATGAACTTGGTCGTGGGCACCAACGGCGCGTCGCTGGCGGCTACCTCTACGCTGGCAATGCGGATCGTCGATGTCGTTCGCGGCACGGAATCGGATACCTATCCGGAATTCCTCGTCAAGTTCAACGTCGGCGTGCATTCCTACACCAACTCGCTGGGCGTCTGAGCTCGACTACAAGGAGTACTGAAAAATGGCTATCTCTCGTGCACAGCTGCTCAAAGAGCTGCTCCCCGGCCTCAATGCCTTGTTCGGCATGGAGTACAAGCGCTACGGCGAAGAACACAAGGAGATCTTCGAGATCGAGAAGTCCGAGCGTTCCTTCGAGGAAGAAACCAAGCTGGCCGGCTTCCAGGCCGCGCCGGTGAAGAACGAAGGCGCCGGTATCGCCTACGACCAAGCGCAGGAAGCCTTCACGGCGCGCTACACCCACGAGACCATCGCGCAGGGCTTCTCGATCACCGAAGAGGCGATCGAAGACAACCTGTACGACAGTCTCTCGGCCCGCTACACCAAGGCTCTGGCTCGCTCCATGGCCTACACCAAGCAGGTCAAGGGTGCCGCGGTGCTGAACAACGGCTTCAGCGGCTCGTACCTGGGCGGTGACGGTGTGTCGCTGTTCGGCGTCAACTCCGGCGGCAGCCGTGTGGGGCACCCGCTGGTCAACGGCAGCGTGAACTACAACAGCCCGACCACCGGTGTCGACCTGAACGAAACCTCGCTGGAAAACGCGATCATCCAGATCGCTGCGTGGACCGACGAGCGTGGCCTGTTGATCGCCGCCAAGGCGCGCAAGATGGTGATTCCCCCGGCCCTGCAATTTGTTGCCGAGCGCCTGATGAAGACCCAGCTGCGCACCGGGACGGCCGATAACGACATCTCGGCCATCGTGAACATGGGCGTGGTGCCGGAAGGCTACGTGGTCAACCACTTCTTGACCGACACCAACGCGTGGTTCCTGCTGACCGACGTGCCCAACGGCCTGAAGATGTTCGTCCGCTCCCCCCTGGCGAACTCAATGGATGGTGATTTTGACACTGGCAACGTGCGCTACAAGGCGCGCGAGCGGTATAGCTTCGGGGTCAGCGATCCGCTGGGTGCTTGGGGCTCGGCCGGTTCGTCCTGATCCGCAGTATGAAAAAGCCACCTTCGGGTGGCTTTTTTACTGAACTGATGGTATAACCACGTAACCGGGAAATCCGGTGTGCTGACGGCTCCCGGCCGACGACATGCAGACAGCGCACCTTAACTCGCATGTGAGGAATTCGAAATGGGAAAATCAACCTTTGACGGCCCGGTCCGTTCGCTGAACGGCTTCTTTGCCCAAGGCCCCGGCAACATCATCAACATCGCTGACGGCACCAACACGCTCACGCTGGACGTGGCCACGTACGCCGGCCGCATGATCATGACCAATGATGCGTCGCTGATCATCACGCTGCCGACCATCAACACGTCGACGGATGCGTCTGCTGGTCCGGGCACAGGCCCGAACACGCTGAACAACCAAGGCGCCGATTTCTTTTTCTTCATCGAGACCGCGGCCACGGCCGTTGCCATCAAGACCGACGGCACGGACAAGTTTGTGGGCTCGATTCTGATGGTGGCCACAGACGCCGCCGGCGCCACCACGGGGTATGCACCCGCAGCCTCGAATGACGTGATCAATCTCAATGGCACGACCACCGGTGGTGCGGCCGGTTCGTGGATCTGGATCAAAGCCACGAAGGCACTCAAGTACCGTGTCGAAGGCGTATTGCTGGGTTCTGGCCTCGTGGCTACGCCGTTCGCTGACGCATAACAGGGGCTTCGCATGGGCATGCAAACGGACATTCTGGCGAGTGTCCCGTTGACTTCGACGGGGCAGTTCACCAATCAAGCCACGGCAGACATCGGCGGCGCACGTGTGCGTGCGGTCTATATCGTTCCAGGTGCAAGTGCAGGTAGTGTCGTTTTTCGCGATGGCGGTGGCTCTGGCGCCACCAAAATGACCTTGAACACGGTGGCATCAGCTACTGCACCAACGTACTTGCTTCTTCCGGGAGAAGGCGTGTTGTTCCGTTCTGACATTCACGGCACGCTCACAAACGTCACGTCGGTTACTGTTTTTTACGCGTGACGCGCATGCAAGTAAAAGGTGAGCTATGGTTGGTACACACGAGCTAGAGCGGAGGGCGAACATGAGCGAGGGATTTAGCCAACTCGACAAACGCCTTGAAGTGCTGCAAAACGGCGTGTCCGATATGCGCGTGGTGCTGAAAGATCTAACGTCTGCAATCACCAAGCTGGCGCTGATTGAAGAACGACAGGCGCATGCGGCAGCTGCACAGGAGCGCGCGTTTCGCGCTTTGGAAAACGTCGAAAAACGAGTTGCGGATATGGAAAAGCGCATGCCAGCACAAGATCGCACCGCGAAGTACGTTGAGATGTTTTTGACAGCGATGGCCGTAGCGGCGCTGTTGTACGTGGCCAGACGCGTGGGGTTCATGTGACTTCGCGTGCAGACAGGCAGGTAATCAACCGACGGAAAACCGATCATGGTAAGACCGTCTTTTTTGCAGAAGGTGGCGACATGAAAGAAAGCAAAGCGATGGAAATGCGGCACGCAGCCGCAATGAAGAAGGCCGGCGTACCCAGGAAAATGGTCAAGGAAGAGCTGTCCGAGGCCAAGTCCATGAAGTACGCGCGCGGTGGTGGCGTCGAGTCCAAGGGTAAAACCAAGGGCAAGATGATCGCCATGAAAAAAGGTGGCAAGTGCTGAAACTGGCAGCTTGCATGTAAGGAGTACCGCTGTGGCAAACATGGAGTGGAAAGAAAAATTGGCACGCTCCGTGGTGCCGGGGCTGTTCAAACGCAAGGACGCCGAGGCCGCAGAGTTGAAAAAACAGCAACAGCAGGCCCTGGAGGCGGAAGCGGCGCGCAAAGCCGCCGAAGAAGAGGCCAAGAAGCCGAAGAAAGACTTCGTCTTCAAACAGGGTGGCGCAGTCAAAGGTTGGGGAAAAGCGCGAGGCGCCCGTGCGGCGAAACAGACGTGAGGCCGTCGCGCGGCATGGGGGCGATTTCCCCCAAGAAGACACCGAAAAGCGTCGTCAAGCGTGACGGCAACGAGCCTGTCGAGCTGTATGCCGGCGGGGGCTGGATCAAGGACGCCGTGAAGAAGCCTGGGGCGCTACATGCGCAGCTGGGCGTGCCCAAGGGCGAGAAGATCCCGGCCAAGAAGCTTGCTGCCGCGGCCGAAAAGGGCGGCAAACTGGGGCAGCGTGCCCGCCTCGCGCAGACGTTGAAAGGATTCAAGAAATGAAGACTGCTGCTTGGCAACGTAAGGAAGGCAAGTCCGAGAAGGGCGGTCTGAATGCCAAAGGGCGTGCGTCTGCCAAGAAGCAGGGCATGAACCTGAAGCCGCCGCAGCCCGAGGGCGGGAAACGGAAAGACTCTTTTTGTGCACGGATGTCGGGCATGAAGAAGAAACTGACGTCCGAAAAGACGGCCAAAGACCCTAACTCCCGGATCAACAAAAGCCTGAAGGCGTGGAACTGCTAGTATGCCAAGCACGTCGCCAAAACAGGCCCACACGATGCGCGCAGCCGCACACGACCCTGCATTCGCCAAGAAAACGGGCATTCCGGTGAAGGTGGCAAAGCACTTCGTGGCGGCCGACAAGCGCGTGAAAAAGACAACTAAGGGTAAACCCTGATATGGCCACCTCCGGACTTCAGGAAGAGCGGTACGCACGGCTTGTAGCAAAGGCGATTGCACGCGGACAGCCCGCAGGCTACTTTGAGCGACATCACGTGGTGCCGCGCAGTGCCGGAGGCAGTAACGCGGCGGAAAACATCGTGTGTTTGACCGCGCGTGAGCATTTCTTGGCGCACTGGCTGCTCTACCGGATTTATCGAACCCCCGCCACAGCGCGCGCTTTTAAGTTGATGGCAAACGACCAGCAGAGACGCCGCGGCCGCGACTATGCGCATGCAAGGGAAGTGATGGCACAAAGCATGCGCGGAGACGCCAACGTATCGCGGCGGGCCGATGTACGCGCTAAACTTGCCGCTAACTGCTACAGCCCTTTTGCCGGACAAAAGCGTCCGGAGCACAGTCGTCTAATGAAAGAAAAAGGGCTGATTGCGGGAACGCGCAATCCTTGCTACGGGCGCGGCGCTGCACAAACAGGGGTGCTTAACCACATGGCGACACCTGTTGTCGGTTTGCATATTTACGCAGGCGTGTGTCGCTGGGAAACGATGACTGCCGCTGCGCAGGCACTAGGAGTATCATTGCAAGCAGTGGCGCAAGCGGTACGGCGCGGCGCACGCACTAAAGGATGGCGCATGGAGCGTGCAGCATGACTACTTCTGGAACGGCTGTTTGGAACCCAGACCTTACTGAAATTGCAGAAGAGGCGTGGGAACGCTGCGGCAGCGAGCTA